AGAAAGCACTTCATTGCCTCTGGTCAGGAAACCGACAAGGACAATGCACGACTCCTTGACCTCTTGGCTGATGCTGACCTTTGGAATACGCTACACCCTGATACGCACAGGAAAATCATTGAAAACTTCCGTACAATCATCAACAACAAGGTCATTGGAACAGCGACACAGGCTGGCTTCACAATTAAACTGAAAAACCAGAAGCCCGAAAAGGGTATGTCTCCTGAAGAAACTAGGAAGTTCCTAGCCAACCTGAAGACTAAAGATGGTAAGAAGTTTGAAGCCCCCTCTTACGAGGAAGTCGTTAAAAAAGTACAACCTAAGACCGAAAAGAAATAATGTCCGAACCCCTACAGTATTCCAACCAGCAGGAACTTGAAGCACTTGCATTAAAGCACGGCCTTGTTCTTCCTCAGGAGGTCACTATGGCTGACCCTGAGCAACCTTTGGAGGCTAGTCTTCCTAAGAGTGACGAGGAACTAACAGTAGAAAAAGACGGAAACAGAATCATCGAAGAAGTGCAAAGGTTTACAGTCCACGGACATAGACCTAACTTCAAAGAGGCTCTTATCTATCGTGATGCAATGGGTCTTCACGAAACTGACGCTTGGGGTTCTATCTCAACTGCGGTCAGTCAGACTGCTTCTGACCTTGGTGAAGGTGCGTATGAACTTGCTGGCGATGCGTTGACCCTGAAAGTTCCGAAGGTCATTGGCTCTGTCATTGAAGGGGCGGCTATGGGAACTAAGTCGTGGTTGTATATGGCTGAAGAAGGCCGATACAACGAAGACAGTTTCATTCACAAACTTTTCTTTAAGAAGTCTGCTAGTGACGAAGAGTATTATGAGAACCTGATGAAGGTTCTAGACCTCAGACAGCAGATTGAGAAAGACAGAGTAGAAGGCATCCTGCTTCCTGAAGAAATTGAAATCGGTGGAGAAAAGATTGCTTTGTGGAATCCTGCCGTTGTTCAGATGATTTCTTATGTCGCAGACCCTTCTTGGGTTGCTCCTAACCTTGGCATCGAATCTACGCTTACGAAGGCTTACGCCAAGGCTGGCAGAATTGTAGCCCTGAATGAACAACTTGCGTCCGCTGGTATCTGGGCTTCCAGAAAACTTGAAGACACGGCTAAGGTTACCGCAGACCTTTCTGGAAGAGTGGCTACGCAGATTGTCAAAGTTGAAGATGACCTGCTTAAGGCTATCAAAGACACGACTGGCGTTGATGCCTTTATGGGTACTCAGGGCAATGTCGTTGGTAAGGATGACCTTGTCAGAGGCTCGATGGCTTCCGCTGGCTTGAACGCTGTCAAGATTCCCGCTTGGGGCATCACTACCCTTACTTGGGGTACTGCTAAGGTCTTTGAAACGGCCTCTCGTGCCGTAGAACTTGGTGCTAAACTTTCCAGAGAAGCACCTACTAATTTTGGTCTCAGACTTTCCGAGCGTGTCGCTATGGAGTCTGACAATGCTACTACTCGTGCATTGGCTGGCACTTGGGCTAAGACTGGCTCTCCTCTTGTCGAGTGGGCAACGCAGAGTGCCAGAACATCCCTTCATTCGGGTATGTATGGCGGTGCGTTTGGTTTTACTTTTGGCGGTGAAGAAGGATTCTACAACGGCATCGGTTCTGGCTTTATCATCGGAGGTGCGTTCCACCAGATTGGCGTTATGCACAACACTGTCGCTGGTGGCGATGCTCCCAGAGAAGTGTATAAGAATTTCCTTTGGGCTACCGAGCATTACAACTACGAGAATCAGGAAGGTCTGTATCACCTGATTCGCAATGTTGAGAAGGAAGGTGGAGAGACAGCCAAACTTCAGGTTATGGCTGACATTGCAGCGTCAGAACGCCTACAGCGTAATGTCAGAAGACTCATTCTGACTGAAGACAGAATCAAGGAGATGATGACTGATGCAGAATGGAACGAGTATGAAAAGTTTATGCTGGAGAACGCTGAGAACTGGGGCGGTGTTGCCTTCAGACAGAGCGTCAACGGAGAAAAGGTTACCATCATTAATGCTGACAGGGCTGTTAAGTCTGCCGTAAAGGAAGAACTTTTCCACACTCTGTTGCTTGATGAAAGATACGGACAGATGTTCCATCGTGAAGCCATCCACGCACTGCTTGGCACTGAGGATGACAAGGGTGCTCTGTTCAGGATGCCCAAGGACGAGGCTGTCAGACTGCTTGAACAGTTCAGAGACGCTTACCTTCAACTTGATAAAGACTCTTCTAAAAAAGGTGGTGCTGAAGATGGATACTTCAACAAGGTTCAGGAAGAGTGGAATACTGTCATTGATAATTTCAGAGAAGGAAGAACTGACGGAAGACTCAACAAGTTGTACGAAGAATTCCTTGCCTCATACTGGATTAAGTTCGTTGAAGATAAGCCTATTGATTACCTGCTAAAGGGCGGTGACTTGGGTCTTGTCAGAAACGCTGTTCAGATTGCCAAGGACTCGTACAGAAATGTAATGCGTCAAGACCTTGTGTCTGCTGGTGCTGTATTTAAGAACGCTCCCCACCCAGAACACTTCTTCTTAGACCAGACAACAAAGCAGAGAGTTCGTATTCCTAAACTTGAAAAGTTGATGGAGCATTACATTAGAGAGGCTGGCAAGGAGATGTATACTGGCTGGGTAAGAAACAAGAGAGTCATCGGTAGCCTTGAATCTGCGTTCAACAACGACCTTGAGCATCTCTTTGAAAAGAACAACGATGGTTCGTTCAGAAGACTTAGTGAACAGGAACTTAGCAAGAAGGAGTCCGATGGTTTCCGCTCTGCCATTGACAGAATTATGGCACTTCCTCAGTCGGAACGAGGACTTAAGTTTACTCCTGTAACTGAGTTCCAGTCTGACTTTTCAGATTCCGTTGCTTACTCTAAGCCTAAGAAGAAAAAGAAGCCAAAGAAGGATACTGGAGACGAAGAAGATTATACTCCTGTTTCCAGCCTTAGAGAAAAACACAGAAAGCATTGGGATGAACTTGCCGAAGAAGGTGTCACTCCTGAAAAGACTGGCATCACGGAAGATGAAATTGAAACCGCTCGCAGTGTTGTAGAAGACGAAGACAACGAGAAGGGTGGCTGGTCTGTTGATAAGCGTGGCAAGTTCTGGAAGAGCGTATGGGAAGGCAATCCTCGCATTAGAATCACTGGCCTCGCTACAAAGGCAGAACTTAGAATCCTTGCTGATTACCTGCCAGAAGGTACGCTTAGAAGAGTTGCTCAACTTAACAACATCATTGAGATGGCTAGGGTTGGAACTCCGTCTAACCTTGTTAAGGCTGAAGTCTTTACCAGAAGCGAAGGAGACGAAGATGGTGGCAGAAATTGGGCTGACGAAGGCGATTACTTCTCCAGACTTAGCAACTTCATCCCTGTAGAACTGAACCTTTATTTTAAACAGGTTAAGCAGAAGACAAAGAAGGGCGTGTCGTACATTGAGGCTGGCCCTGCTCAGATGCTCGTCAAGGTCATCGACCACGATGCCATTATGACGAGACTTGATTACGCTTGGAAGGAATGGAGAGACAGGGATATGAACTGGAAGACAGTCAGAAGACTGTTTGGCGATAAGACAAACCTGTATGTTGCCATCAAGAGCCTGATGAGCAGGTACTCTAACCACAAGATTCGTGAAGGTGGTATTGAAATCTTTAAGTCTGTCGGTGCTGTGTCCAGCCGAGATGCTGGTCATATGCGTGATATCGTAAACGCCATTATTGGCTTCCATCCTACGAAGGCACAGATGAAGGCTGGTGAGTACAGCAATCCGTGGCTTAACCTTCAGAAGAGAAACAAGAATCAGGTTCAGTTCCCGACTGTTATGACTGACTTTAATGTCAGCAGGGTCGGTAGAATGTTTGTTCGTGATGGTGAAGGCTTTCAGTACGACCACGAAAACGCCTTCCTTAAGCATCAGTATAACCATTCTCCTGCCAAGAGTGGCAGAGACCACGAAGGCAATCCTATGTCTGCTCACGAAAGAGCGGTCACAAGAACCTCTGTTTACAGAAACAGAGACGGAGAAGTCCTTAGCGTTTACAGCCTTAACAAGCCTACCTCCAGAAGAACAAAGCGTAACATCGAGTCTGTCTTTGATTATGTAGACAAGGGTGTTGGTGAATTCATTGACTCCAGAGAGTCAAGACTTCGTGGTAGACACTTTACCTCTGAAAGCGGTTGGTTGCACTACACGCCTGATATGACCGAAGCGTCCTTCTCTAGCAAGGGAAGTATGGTTACTGGTTACATTGACACTCAGAAGCACATCGACATTTCTGACCTTCCCCACGGAACTACCATTGACGAGTACCTGCCGTCCCTCGCCAAGAGAATCAGCAGAACATCTGGTGCTCCAGAGCCAGAGGTTCTTAAGGGTCTGCTAGAACTTACCGACCTTAGTGGAAGAAAAGTACAAGACCTCATCAACGGAGATAGTAATATTTTTGACCATACTACCAACGACCTAGATGGCTGGCTGTTTACGGAAGAAGGAAAGCACTTCTTCAGAAAGCACGGCATCCATTCTGTAGAGTATCAGCATTTCAATCCTGTTACTGAAAATGTATCCAGCGTTGTTGCCCTGTGGGACAACGGAAGATTCGTTGAAAACAGAAGCAGAAGAACAGAATCCAACTTCTTTGCCTTCTCTAGAGGTAAGCCTAAGTTTGTAACACTGGATAACCAAGGCCCAAAATCGATGCTTCAAATCCTTGAGGACAAGGTAAGAGCAGTAAGCAAAAAGCATCAGCACAAGTTCCCTACAGGAGATGTTGGTGAAATCAGGGATGCGTTTATGCGTTATACCCTTGATGAGAACGGAGTAGATTGGATTGAAAACCCTGACAGGCTTACGCTTGAAGACCTTAACGAGATTATCGAAGCAGAAACATCTAGGATTATGAAGGTCACAGATGGTGATGACTTCGCTTCGTCCTTTACCGATGAAGAAAGACTGAGAATTTACAGGCAGATGGAGCCGAACCTTGTCAAGGCTTTGAGAGCCAAGATGCCGTTTGCCCCTAACTCAGTCCTTAAGAAGATTGCTCAGGTTTCCTTTGGCGGTCTTGCAGATGGTGTCATCATTCAGGACAAGATGAGAGCCAAGGAAATTGGCGTTAAGGGTAGCAGGTTCAAGATGAGAGACCTGAACATCGTCACGAGCAGTGTCCTTGCCAGAGTTAAGAACCATTATCAGGTGTCCGCAAACAAGATTAAGGACTCTGGTATCCCTATGCTTGCCCACATTGCAGAGATGTCGGAAGCGGACTACCAGATTTACAAGGTAATCCCTGAGTATCTTAAGGCCGTAAAGGATGGAAAGACAGCCGAGTTCTTGGCTAACCCTGAGAACGAAGGTGCTTTGACAGACCTGTTTGGAAGACACGGAGGTCTCAAGGAGTTTTATGAGAAGTTTGATGACAGACAGAAAGACATCTTCTTCCTCCTAGACGAACAACTTAAGACCAATGTCCAACTTGAAGATGGTGGACTTCAGTCTGTGTTGCTTGATGACAAACTTAAAGAAGCGTTCGCAGAAAAGACAAGATACTTTGTCTATGAAATGCTGAAGAACAATAAGATGAACCTTCTTGAGCGTAAGGGTATGCTTGAGACTTGGCAGAAGTATAGAAGCATCCAAGGCGAAAGTGCAGAAGTTCGTGCAAGATTTAATCATTATCAGGAAAAGGTAGACGCTATCATCAAGGAAGAATTCCAAGAGAGAATTGTGGATGTCCTTACTGCCCTCAACATCCAGATGCTTCCTGAGGCCAACCTCAAGAACCCGATTGGCAGGAAGATGACGGAGAACAGGACTCGTGATATGGAAGACTTTGTCCGTGCCAGACTGTATGATATGGCAAGAAAGGGTCTTGTAAAACTTGGTAGCCCTCAGGCCATCCAAGAAGCCCTTAAGATTTTCTACGATTACGACAAGGCGATGAACGGAAGAGTCATCGATACTCGTCTTGCAGTTAAGAAGAACATCCTACGCTCCCTTCGTGAGATGGAAGAAAAGGGATTCCGTGGTATTATGTTCAGGAAGGAAGAACAGCAGTTTGAGATTGTTGACGGCAAGAAGATTAGGAAAGATATGCTTATCGAAATCGGTGACGGAGAAGTCGCTGACAGAATCTATGTCCGTAACGCTTGGCACTTTGAAGGCACTAGATATAAGGTCATTGAACTGGCTGATATGGTTGCCCTCATTGACACCAGAGATGGCAAGAGAATTCTGACACAGCCTCTCAATGACGCTAGGTTTACAGACCTTAGTAAGCAGGGAAGAAAGGAATTCATCGTAGAGCAGAAGAAGATGGCAGATAGGAACGCTCTTATTAACCAGTTTCTAGACCTTGCTACAGGTAAGATTACAGACCTTACGCCAGCCCACGCTCTGAGCAGTCATTTTGGTACTATCAACGGCCCTGTTAAGAGTTATGTGTTGGCTCACTTCCTTAAGGGAGAATACAACAGAGACACAAGTACCTTAGATGTTTTTGGATACGACAACTACGACCTTTATAAGAACGGAAAGTACTTTGTTGCGGTAAGAAGACACCTTGATGACGGAGACGGAGTCAATATGGATGCCAGAATTAAGGCTCTTAAAAAGAACCTTGCCAATGGTCGCATTGAAATCGTTACGCCTTCCAAGAAGAAGGGTGGAAAGCCCAGCGTAACAACGAAGGTAGCGTCCCTTGACGAGATGGTCAAGATGCGTAGGGAAATCACCAGACTTCAGGGTCTTTCCGAGACCGACAGAGGTGCTGTGATTGAGATTGACTCTACTGGTGCTGTGAAAGTTCTTCAGAAGGTAAGCACGAAGCAGGAACTAGCGACTGCTCTTAGAGACCTTAAGCGTAACAAGTTTGACAACATTGCACTCGAGAAGTATCTGCACGAACTGTACAGAGACTTCTCTGTTAAGCAGAAAGAACTTGAGAAGAAGCATCAGTCTTTGATTAACGAAGTCCTTGGTCTCGATAAGGATGGCAAGCCTAAGAAGGGTGACCACGGAAACATTAAACTTCTTAAAGAACTACAGGCTAGACTGAGACAGTCCGAGAGTGAACTTAGAACGGAACTGCAAACAGCACAGGCACAATTGCTTATCGAAGCAAAGCGTGACAAGGATGTTAAGACTGGCCCAAAAGCAGCCCTTGCAAAGATTAAGGCTGACGCAAAGAACGCCAGAAAGAACGCCAAGAACGCTCTAGATAGAATCTACGCCATCCAGTATGCCCTGTATGACGCTAACGCTTTCCCTGAGTACTACCAGATGTCACCCGAACAGCGTGTCATTTGGCACGAAGCGTCTGACAGATTTGCTAAAAACGGAGGAGACCCCAACTCCCTTTACGATGCTACTATGGACTTCAACTATGACTGGGTCGCACAGAATGTGCCTCAGTTGCAGGGTGAATCCGTGGTTGCATACGCCTCTAGACTTCGTCGTGAGATGGCAAAGCAGAGCGAGATGCACTTCAACTATGAACAGAAGGCTGAACAACTTACCGCTACGATTGAGAACAATGATGCAGTAAAGAAGCAGGTTCTTCGTGAGTTCAGATTCTTGGTCAGACAGTTTACCGATGCCAAGGGTATGAAGGTCTCTGATAAGTGGATTGAAAGCCTCTTTGAAGACCAGACTACAGGCGATGAAATCAGCAGGTCTGTTATCAGATTTGACAAACTACTTAAGATGCAGGGTGGCAAGGCTCAGAAGCCTATGTATACCCCTGACTCAGAAGGTGTCGTTGGTAGCACCAGCACCAAGCGTGGAAGAAGAGAAAGAGTTGAGAAAATCTCTGACCTACAGGACGCTTTCCTTGAAGGCGTTCTTAGAATTCAGGAAAAATGGCACGGAGTTACGCAGTCCAAGGTACAGCGTATCAATGATGCCATCGAAAGAGCAAAGCGTCTTGAAAGATATTCTAAGACAGAGCCTAAGAGACCTGAAAGAAAGAACCAGACTGACGATGAATGGTCTGCCGAGATTGAAGAGTACGAAATCGTTAAGAGGGCTTGGGAAGAAGGCCGTGTCTTTGATATGCCAGCCCAGTGGGTTGAAAGAAAAGACCCAAAGACTGGTGAAATTATCAAGACTCTTAAGCCCAAGTACAGAGATGCCAACCTTGGCGTTCAGGAAATCCTTGAAGATGTTCTTGGAGACAAGAGATTTATGCTCTCTGAACTTATCACAGAAGGAAGAAGAGAGATTAGAAGAAACGATACCGAGTTCAACTTCTCTGACGAGATGGATAGAATTATCCACGAAGACAGAAGGCTTACAATGAACGAGGAAATTTGGGCAAAAGACCCTGTTAATAGAACTGTCGTTGAAAGCATCCAGACAAGACTTAAGACTGGTCAGATTGACGAGCATCAGGCTGTCGCTGAAATCAAGAGACAGAATATGCTAGGAAGACTTGGTGCTGATGGCATTGATATTTTCAACTCCGACACCGCCCTCCAACTGGTGGAAGAAAAAATTCTCAAAAAGCAGGTCGCTCTGGACAGACTGACTTACGAAGAAACAGTTGCTTCGCTTGAAGGAAGACCTGTCAGAAACTCTGCTGAAAAGAAGAAACAGCAGATGGATATGATGGACTTGCAGAGACAGGCACAGGCTTTGAGAGACAGAATTGATACGCTTGTTGACATCAAAGACCACTACGAGCGTCAGGATTCGGCTAAGAAAAAGAAAGCCATCATTGATAGGCTTGATGCAAGCCTGAGAACTAAGATTGCACTTTGGGAACATCACACCGATATGAAGTGGAATAATATGTTTGAAAACCTCAGAAGAGGTATCCGTCCTTATACCAGAGAAACAAAGGTAAATAGGGGTGGCAGGGAAATGACAGAACTTATTGAGCCTAAGTTTAGCAGTGCAGAACTTAACCTCTTCAAGCAAATTGAGCAGGAAGTTTACTCCCTAGAAGAGCAAATCAAAAATCATACGCAGGATATCAATAACGCTGGGTTCACGCTTGCTGGGCTAGACAAGATTCCAGACACACAATTGGCCCCCCTTGGAGGCGGTGACCAAAGCACATCAAGACTTAACAGTCAGGAACTCACAGACCTTATCGAAAGAGTTAGGCGTAGAAGACTTAACATTGAAGCGAAGCGTATCGAGGGAGAAGAAAGACTTAAAAACAAGGTTCAACTGGAAGAGAAGTGGGCTACAGATTACAAGGCTTTCGTAGAACAGTACTCTGAGACTGCCAGAAAACTTGGCTTTAGTGGTGCGGGACTGGTTGTAAGCCCGAACAACCCAAAGACATTTGCCATCTATAATACATTTACGATGGTGACTTACGGCTTCTATGGTACTTTGCACCCGCTCGATTGGAGCGGTAGCAACTACCACATTGGCACTACTGAAAGAGGTGAACAGATTCTTCGCTTTGGTTCTTCCAGCGACCCTGCCTTCCAGATGCACCAGTCGGAGCAGAATGGAAACAGAAGACTGTATACTATCGCTGACTATATGCACCTTGCCCACCTTAGGGCTGACTGGCACAAGGCAAAGCCTGACGCTCCTCTGAGTGCGGAAGATGCCTTGTTCATCAAGATGCTTGTCCCTGAAGACTATTATAAGATTCCTCAGGAGAAACTGGACACTGTCCCTGTGGAGGATATGCGTGAGAAGGAAAGAATTAAGAGCGGTATCCTTGACAACCTCAGGCTTCCTGAGAACAGGGAGAACTTCCTCAGAGCCTTCATCAGAAACTCGCTGGATGTAATCATTGGCTCTCCCGAACAGAGAGAGTCTGCTTACAAGCGTATCTTTGAACTGTCTGACGCTGACTATCAGGCTAGGATTGCTGGACTTACCCCCGAGCAGGTGGACAAGATGCTTATGTCCAGAGAAGTTGTCGAAAAGGCTTTCTACTGGATGAAGGATGGCCTTGCCTACAGAGACCCTGTCGGTGACAAGGACGCTAGGTTCTTGCAGAAGAGCGGTAAGTATAACCCTGTCACAAAGAAGTATGTTCCTTTTGCCACAGAGTTCGTGCCTATACAGTCTCTGATTAACATCGAAGGCTTCAGGTCTATCCTTGATGCTGAGACACAGGCTAGAGGTGCGGGTACTTTGTTTGACCCTCTGCCTTACGCCAAAGTTAAGTATGAGTCTATGTCCAACGCAGAGCGTATGGATATCCAACTGTCTACCTTCAATCAGTTGGCCTTGGATAATGACGCTGGCATCCTCAGACACCAAGCCGAGGTACAGTCTAGCCGTCAGGGAAAATTTGGTGAAAAGCCTCTTTGGTTTCCCGAAAGCCTCACCGATGTTCCCTTTACAGGTAGAGATGAAGACAGTATGATTCTTGAGCACCAGAGAATGATGAGAATTCTCACTGAAACTGGTGCTGTTGAGGCTTCTGTTCAGACCTATAAGGGTGAACTTAAGAAACTGATGAAGAGAACTCGTGCAGTTCAGCATCTCACCAGTCTTGATGACGCTCTTGGCTTCTCCAACCTAGTGTTTGATGGCGGTGCGTTGGATGGCATCGACTTTAGAGAGTCCAATGACGGAAGATACATCATCAGAAGAACAATGGACGGAAAAAAAGAACGATTCTCCCTGTTCTTCATCGGTGAAAAGATTATGGGCAAGGATGGTGCTGTAATCTATGACTTGGGTACATCTGAAATTGGCGTGTTTGAAAACACTACCGAGGCACAGGTTATGACTAGAGTATTTGAGGATGACCTAGTCAGACTTAGAAGAATGGCTCCGCTTGTCACTGGTGGCGAGAATCCTGCCAGCCCTCTTAAGATTCTGGATACTATTATGCCCAGAAAACAGGCTGGCAATGTGATTGCGACTCTTGCTGAAGCACCCGCTTTCTCAGAAGCCATCATCAGATTGTACGAAGCACAGAACAAGCACCCCGACTATGTGAATACGATGCGTAGACTTCTGTCTCCGCTTAACGACTTCGGTGAGATGCAGAGAATCGTTATCAACCACAAGGGACAGCCTGTTGCCAAGAACAGGGTCATCAGCCCCAGCAAGGAAAGCGTGTTGTCTAAGTACTTTACCAGAGAAGTTGGTGTGGATGGTATGGTGACTTGGCATCAGAAGCCTAAGCAGTCCAACCAAGCCCCTGATATTGGTGCTACTACCAACACTGAAAACACAACCGCTAACACTACGGACACTAACCCCAATGTGGAAGCCCACACCAAGGAGGAGCAAATTGTATCTGATGTGAGCGAGTTTGAGGTTGTCACAAATGTTCAGAAGCAGGGTCAGAACTTTGACCAGTGGGAAATCATTAAGAACAAACTGAACTATCAGATTATCAGAATGGATAACGGCTATGGTAAGCGTGACACATTTAGGCTGTTCAACCCAGCCTCTGGATACATCGGTCAATACAATCACGAACAGGACGCTGTTGATGAAATCCTTAAACAAGAATTGGAAGGCAATGAGTGAAGACCAATCCATCAACAATATGATTGAGGAATTCAAGAAGGCTGGCTGGCTGTTTGCCCTTCTTGGTGGCCTTGGGATGCTCGCTAGGCTGATTCTGACGGACGAGAAGTATAACACCACCCGCTGGATTAGAATGGTCGTTGCAGGGGCTATTGTGGGCGTGTTGGCCTACTTCTCCCTGTACAACGCAGATATTGACCCTTTCTACAAAAGCGTACTATGCTCAATTTCAGGTTCTCTTGCCCCAGAAATGTTTGACTGGGTACGCAAGAAATTTTTACAAAAAGCCTCTAACTAATTACTACTATGGGTTCATCTAAAAATAAAAACTTTTTTCAGGCTTTAAATCGTCCACCGCCTAATCCCAATGCGAGCGGAGCAGGAGGAAGCACTGCCAGTTATAACATCCCTACTGTTTCTCCATACGACAGCGGACAGGCATATCAGCCGTTCTTTATGCAACAGGCTGTTAATCCTACTATGGGTCAACCGCAGTCGTTCTTTAACAGATACGGAAGCGTAGGCAACGACCCTGCCCAAGTTCCTTATAACGCAACAGGTGGTGGAATTTCAAACAATGTAACAAATTTTGCTAGGTCTGCTTCAGCCCTTACAGGTGTTGGTGGAGGTCTTTACTAATAACAAATAATACTATGAATTTATACGATTTAATTAAGAGTTACATTGCTCCAGAACCTACTTATCCTGTTTTTGGACTTGAAAACAAATCTCCTCCCCATCCCAACGCCCAAATATATCTTGGTAATCACGGCTACTGGGATAGAAGGTTGCCAGACAATTATTGGCAGACGCTAAACCACATTAGGGGTCAAAAGGTTATGCCTAGCGGTTATACTGGTGCTATTGCAACTGGCCCTGACGCACATCTTCAAGATGCTGGCCCTATCGATTCTCAATATAGAACCAATAGGCTTATTTATCCTGATGACATTAATCTTCCAAGAAGTCCATTTGGAATTTCTAATGATTATCAAAAAGGTAATTTTTTTGGTGGCGGTCAGCCAAGGGAACTGTTTGTTAATGGAGTTCAATATCCTCCAAGAGCACAAATCGAAAAAGAGCCTAAACTAGTAGAAAAGAAGCGTGTCATCAGAATGAACACGCCAGCCGAAAAAGCAGCCTATCTTGCTTCTCAAAATGAAAGAGGATTTCAGTTGGTTGGAGAGCCTTTCACTCCTGTAACCGACACAAGGCTTGCTCCTACGACAATGTTGTCTACGGAAAGAGTTCCATTTTACGATGACTATCGTGCTGGTCAAGGTATGAGAAGTGCTGGAAGAGCATTTATGACTCCTGCTCAGGCTATTAGATATGTACCTGAGTATCTTAAAGACCCAAGAACGATTGAAGCACTTGGTCTTAATGCAGGAAGAGCCGTTCAGGGTCTGGCAATTGGTTTAACTCCTATTGATGCTCTTAACAGAAGAGAAAGAAATTTCACTGATTTTTATGAAAGAACAGGTCGTGACCCTAGTACGCTTGAAGATTACGGATTGAGAATTAAAAGCGGTTTAGAGCCTGCACTAAGTGTTGCAACATTTGGTGCTTATGACGCTCTTGCTGATACTCCTACATACAGAGCATACCTTGACAGTGAACAAAGAGGCAGGGCTGAAGCATTATACAGACAGCAGGGAATTGATTACCCTGTCATTGGTACGCAGAGGTTTGAAAGAACTACTAAATGAGATGGGTTGTTTCATCTCTTTTCTTGGTTGGTTGCTCAACAGCACCAAAACAAGCCCCTGTTATTATTTCTAACAATGAGCAAAAGGATGCGTACATCACGAAGGTCGAAGCAATCATTTCTGAGTCCGCTTCTGCTCTCACTGCTGTCGCTCCTTCCCTCCCTGCTGGAATCCCTAGAGAAATTGTTGAAGGGCAAATCACGAGACTGAGCGGTATCAGCAAGGCCAGTGTCGAGAAGGTAAAAGAATTTGAGCGGATGGTTAAGGAGAAAGACCAAAAGGCTGTCGAAAAAGATAAACAAAAAGCCTCTAAGGTAGATGAGGAGACGAATAAACTATGGGCAGTAGTGGAAGAACAAAACCTGCAAATAGAGATAGAGCAACAACTGCGAGAGCAAGCAGAACAAGAAGCGATACAAGAGCGTAAAACCAAAGTAGCATACCAAGCGTCTTCGGCCTCTCTAGGACTACTTGTATTTGGAATTCTGGTAACTGCATTTAGTCCGTGGAAGAAGGCTGGTGCTACTGTTATCGGTCTTTCGATTATTTCGTTTGGAGCATTGTGGTGGTTGCTCTCTTGACACAACGCAACCTACCAGCAAACTAGTGAGGCTTGCTTGGTTCGTGCGTGGTTGCGTTGTACCATTTGGGGCTGTCGCAAGAAAGGGTAACACCGCTACGCACGATAGCGGTGCGTAGCCTTATTCGTCTTCTTCCTCTTCTTCCTCTTCGGCTTCGATGTGTTGCTTGTGGATGACAGGCTTAGGGTCTGGCATATAGGGAATGGCTCGTTCCGTATTGAAGTCCACAGCCATACACGCTTGGTGGAAGTCAATGCCATCACGCTCCATAAACGCTTCCACAAGGTCATCGTAGTCGTAGATGATGCCACCAGTGACGGCACACTTACCAACGATGGCGTTGTCAAGCCACTCACGAGGCTCAAGGAAGATACATCCCTTGAACATCTCGGTGTTCTCCTTCAGGTCAGCCTTTGAAACTTTTCTCATAGGATTTCTTCTTGAACTTGTAGCAGGGCATCTTACGGATTGCGACCACGCTTGCTCTTTTTCTTGCCAATACGACATCTAGTTTTCCGTCTGCCAGATACTCGCTTATTTTTCTTTGGCAGACCCTGTGGTTCATTCCGAACTTGTTCGCCATCTCTCTGCAAGAAAAGTACCCCGCTGGTACACATTCCTCCGTCACACGCTTGTAGCGAGCCTTTGTTGCCGTAAGTTCGTTTAGGAACAGGATTGTTTTGTGCTTCATTCTCTGTGGTGGCTGAAGATGAATTTTTCTCCGACACGATGGGCTTGCCACACTTTCCAGTTTTTACCTTGTACGAACCCATATAGCCATCCAGTACCCCACTTAGATGTTGCCAGTCGGTTTTTAGCATAACGCATTTCACGCTTCTTACATAGGCATCCTCCCGAAAAACCAACAGTACCTCCATATCTTCTGGCGTTTGTTTGCTGGATGGAATGGATATGTCCCATAAGTACTGCTCCTCCCTCAAGGCCATAATGGATTGCGTGTTCCTCGACCGCTCGTATTCCGCAAGTATATCCGTGTACAGTTCGTACTTTTCCAAGAGTGAAGACTCCTTCTTCTGCGTGGTACGGAAGAATCTTCTTACATCCAACCTTTTTAAGATTGCTTGTAATTTCGTCATCAAGGTCTTGGCAAAAGTCCTTAACGATGCCGTTGGTTGAGGAGTGAATGAGGTGATGTAGTCTGTCTTCGTGGTTTCCATAATGAAATACAGTGGGTTTAAGTTCGTGGATGAATTGCAGTCCAGCCTCGACATCATCGTGCAAGGATTCGGCTTCTTCCTTACCGCTTGCACCAGACCTGAGGCTTCTAAAATCGAAGCAGTCACCCAAGTGGATGACCTCGTGAGGCTGGTAGTCCTGCACAAAGTCGAACAACTGTTTGGATGCTTCGGTGTCTACCATATCTCCGTGGTTGTCACCTACAGCGATGAATCTTATTTCTTTTGTTTTGTTTGGCATAGTTCGTATTGTAGAAGTTTGTAGCGTAGGTTCGTGACCTCTTCGGTCAGGTACTGCATAGCCCTAATCATATCTCCGACAGTTATAGTGGCTTCGTCCACTTGTTGAGAGACAGCAGGTATTTCCACCGCTCCTTGTTGTCCTTGATGTGCTGGAATACTTTCTTCTCCTCCGTTGGAGTCAGTCCCCTTTTGGGTAGAGCGTTTTTTCCGCACTGTCCTCGTTTGCTTGGAGGCTTGTTCATTTGGCTTCATATTTGTCAATGCACGGAGGTACAATTCCAACCTCTCTTGTTTTAAGGTTGTTAAGCCATTTGTCGTGCCAATAAGTTGCTTCAACTTGCCAGTATGCTAGTCCGTGTACAAGGCGTGTTACTGCTCTTTTACACTCATCGGCATTGGTAAAGTCGGGTGTCGCAAAGCCGTCAATATCATCTCTGCGTCTTTGATAGTCAGACTGATGAACTTCTGGTGCGGACTTTTCCGTGCTTTCCCTAGTAGGTAAGATAAACGGACATCCACTGGCAGTACGGATTTCCTTGATTTTCGAGGCGTTGTGGAGGACATCGATAAGTTCTTCGACAGTGATACCAAGCAGGAAGGCACTAGACTTTAGGCTGTTCTGTGCTGTGTGGTTCATAGACAGGTGTTGAGGTAGATTCTAGCCCTGTTCAGGGCAGGGTCGTTTGACTGGGTGTTGAAGCCAAGCCTAGACGCACCAGTTACGCCCTTATTGTAGGCCATATACAGGGTCATCTCGTTGACCTTGACCTTACGCTTTTCGAGCGTCTGGGCGAGCCATTCAAAATGCCATCGTGCGACCTGATGAGCCATAGGGTAGTTGAAGGCGTTGTCCTTGCAATATTTCCAATTCTCTCCGTTCCTGCGACAGGCATCCTCCCACGCTGAACGCTGGATTTGGTATCTGCCAAGGCTACGGCCTGAATCTCCCACAGCCGTGCATTGTTCGCTGGACTCGATGATGGCGATTTTATGCAAAAAGCCATCCGTGATTTCGTAAGCCTGTGCTTGGATGCACAAGGCGAACAGTAGTGCGTATTTCATTTGGAAAAAATGTCCCTGCTAGGAATCGAACCTAGATATTCTGCTTAGAAGGCAGATGTTCTATCCATTGAACTACAGGGACAGATTAATTAGAACGGAACTT